TGACTGCTTATCATTATCTGACCTCGTACCTACGGTCATGGACATTCACCATAATTGGATACGTGAGGGAACATACATTCAGCCTAATGATACGCTTGTACAACGGGTTATTGATAGCTGGCGTGGCGTGCGCCCTACTATGCATTACAGTGTTAGCCGCGAAGATATACTCGGAGAACATTCCACAACACGATTACCCGATCATGGTGCGTTGATTAATGAAGGACATAGTAAGCAGAAACTACGTGCCCATAGTGACTACTATTGGAACGATGCTGTGAACGATTGGGCATTGACATTTGTTGATAACTTTGATATAATGTGTGAATCAAAGGCAAAGAATCTTGCCAGTTTTAAATTATTTGAAAGATATAAAAATGGGATTATTTGATAGATTTTTTGGTAAAAAGCCAGAACCAATTGTAGAGGCACCTAAGACTACTAAAGAAAAGAAACCACGTAAACCTAAGGAAAAGAAGGAAGAGCCAACATCTACTGATAAGCAGAAGGCTAATGAATTGGGTTTACCTTATGTTAATATTTTAAAGATGGAGATTGATCCATACGATATTAATAGTGGTGCATTTGAACTTGATTTCAATGACAAATTTGTATTGAATTTAATTCGTGCAGGGTATAAAATTCGTGATGACGATACGGATACAATCATTGTGGATCGATGGTTTCAAACAGTATGCCGCAATGTAGCATTAGAACTCTATGAACAACAACAAGCCGACCCTGAAAATCGGGCGCAAGCAACCGACATGAGAGTGGTCCGTGCTAAGGATATTGGTGACGGGCGTACAGAGGTCAGCTAAAAGGTTGACGTTAAATGGTTTTTGTGTTATTATAAACGTTTTCAACAACTCATGGGAGTAAATATGTCACTTAAAGTTAACGCTAAAACAGCCAGTAAAGTTAATGCACAATCAATTGCATTATCCAATGCTTTAATAAAAGGAAAAGTAAAAATGCCTGTAACAAAGACTGACAAAAAAGTTACTAAAAGTAAGTTCCCTCTTACTTATTTCTACAAAGCAACTAACCCAAATCAGATTCCAATTACTGATGTTCTCCAACAAACAAAATATAAAGATCGTAAACTAAAAGAACTGTTAGCCAACCTGCGTGATGTATGTAATACATCATATCATAATTCACTAAAGAATTGGGCAGGCAAGGTAAAAAAAATTGATCCTACTATGTTCCCAAAATATAAATTAGTGGAATTAGGCAAGATGAAAAGTGATCAAGATATTAATAGAGAACTCAATATTGAACATTGTACAAATATCTTTCAAAACTATGATCCTGAAATGTTTCAACCCATCTATTGTATCAAAACTCCAGGCAAGGACGAATGGTCTATTGTAAATGGACAGCATACTGCAACTGCAACTGCGGCAGTAGTGTTTGAAAATTTAGTAGAAGGTTGGAAAGGAAAAGACTGGGATAAGTTTCAAGTATTGGTTATTTATATTGAAACACACAGCCGTGAAAAGGCACGTGAAGCATTTGCATTGTTGAACGGAGAGATGAGTCTACAAATTGCAAAATACGATATATGGAAACAGCATTATCTATCAGTCGTGCTAGATAAGAGTGGGAACACTCGCTACAAACATACCCATGATGTAATTATGCTTTTGCGTAAGTATGGTGTTATTCCACTACCCGAAGATCATGATGAATCTGGTCAGCCGGGTGCGCTTACTCATTTGGCAGGTATTGAAGAAATGGCTAAGTTTAATTCTAACAAAGAATATCAAGATTATTCTAAATTAGAATGGTATCTACAAATGCGTAGTAAATTTTTATACGATTCTGATGTAAACGACATTGAACTTGGTTTCTATGGTACAATTTATGATTTGACTGAGGTTTACAATATTGATCGTTCTGACCCTGCATTTGTTCAATGTATTGAAGATATTATGGCAGTGGTTCAAAATGTATTTCTTGATATGCCAACACTGAAAAAGCAAGCGGTAGCCGCTTACAAAGCATACAAAGGAGATAATTATGGTATTGCTGATACTGGCGGCATGGGAAAAAGCGGTCCGATTTACTTTGCATATCAAGCATATCGTAAATTAGGCGGAACATTTGAGATACCAAAATTGCATAATCTCTTTGTTCATAAAGACAAAGATGCCTTGTTCTATTTGGAGCAAACTAATATTGATAGGATGAACAACTATCTAACAAATAAAATTGTTCGTATCAATTATAATTTGGTCACTAAGAAAAAAACTAAAAAGAAATGAATAAAATAATTGATGGACGATTCTTTTATATTATTGTTCAGGAATATTACTGCCCGGGGTGTGAGTTTGTACATTATCGTATAGGGTTTGGGATAACTAAAAATCCGTATGACCGTATTGATGATTATATTGCTCATACTTTCGGAATGCAGTCTTTCAAATATCTTTTTTATGGTCCTAGTGATGAAATTAATAATATAGAAAGCAAATACAAAAAAATTAAAAAACCTTACTTACTCACACTCTCTAGACGTAAGGGTAAATGGAAACTTGAAGGACTTGACCCAGCAAAAACTAAGGACAATGAAGAGGATATAAAAAATTGGGTCATTGAATATATAAAATCAAACAGATATGAAACCAAATTGTTAAAAAGCAAATGGTTGCCCTATACCGGAGATCCTTTGGTGCAAAAGTCTTTTATCACAAATAATCCCGAAGATTATCTTGAACCCGTTTAGCTTTACTTATATTAAATTCCAGTATATAATACACACATGACAAAAAAATACGCCCTCATTGATACTGCAAATACATTCTTCCGCGCACGGCATGTGGCCTCACGCAGTAGTACAGTTGACGAGAAAATCGGAATGGCAATTCATCTCACATTAGCAAGTACTAATCAAATCGTTAAACGTTTTGGAATTGATCATGTAGTGTTCTGTCTCGAGGGCAGGTCGTGGAGGAAGGACTTCTATGCTCCTTATAAAAAGAATCGTGTAGTAGATACAATGTCTCAAACAGAGGCTGAGGTTGAAGAAAACACCATGTTTTGGCAAACGTATGATGCCTTCACAAATTACCTTAAAGACCGCACAAACTGTAGTGTATTGCGTGACCCTAAGGCTGAGGCTGATGATTTGATTGCACGGTTCATCCACATGCATCCCGAAGATGAACATTTTATAATTTCAAGCGACACGGACTACGTACAATTAATTACCGACAAGACCAAGCAGTACAATGGGGTAAGCGGAGAACTAATTACACTTGAAGGATATTTTGATGATAAGGGTCGTCCAGTAAAAGATAAGAAAACTAAAGAGCCTAAACTATTAGAGGATCCACAATATTTGCTTTTTAAGAAATGTATGCGTGGTGATTCAACCGACAACGTGTTCAGTGCTTTTCCCGGGGTGCGTGAGAAAGGTTCAAGTAAGAAAGCTGGATTGATTGAGGCTTATGCTGACCGTGAAAAACAAGGCTACACCTATAACAATTTGATGTTGCAACGCTGGTCCGACCATGAAGGAAATGAGGTCCGTGTCAAAGACGCATATGAGAGAAATCGTACCCTAATTGACTTGACAGCACAGCCCGATGATATTAAACTGTCAGTAGATACAAACATCCGTGAGGGTGTACGCACAACTACTATTCCTCAAGTGGGCATACACTTGATGAAATTCTGTGGCCGGTATGAACTGCAAAAAATTGCGGATAACGCAGAAACTTATGCCAGGTGGCTTAACAGCCCTTATACAGGAATATTAAAATGAAATTAAAAATTTGTGGATTAACATACGAAGTAAAATACAAGACACCAGAAGAAATGCAAGGTACAATTGGTCTTGCACGATTCAATGACCAAGAGATTTGGATCGGTGATCAATTTACTGAACAAACTAAAAAGATTGCATTGTGGCATGAAGTATTACACATACTAGACCATGCATACAATCTAAAGATGACAGAAGAACAGGTAAAGTTTCAAACTCACGCATTGATTGCGTTAGTAGAAGATAACCCGGAAGTATTTAATAATGGCACAGCACAGTAATTACTGGTCATGCACACCCTTCGCTGATTGGGTGCGCGGTACTCGCAAACTTAATGTGGGTACAAGTGAAGAATGGGATGAATGGCATAATAAAGCCAAAGGCTATAATCCTGTTCGTTATTGGTTAGCAGAAGAAGGACTTGGATATCTCCAAAATTTTGTAACATATCCTATACGGAAAGTATATGACCTCAAATATTACATTAATAACCGGTACGTTACTCGTACTCATGCTCTCACCGCTCATCACCGTGATATTAAGCCTGGTTCTTGGTCTGATGTTGGGAGTCGCTTCCTTCCATGCTTATTTAATGAGTTGGTTGAGTTTGTCGAAGTCGAGCAAGCCTGGAGCCACATCGCATGGGGAAGTAAAGAAGATAGAAAGAAGTATGATGCTCCTTTTTATGCTACTGGGTGGTGGCGTTGGCGCACTTGGCGTTGCCCTCAAGCAGGTCTCGATCATCTTGACTGGGCAATGACACTTACTCTTGATAAAGATATGGGAATAGATCCAGATAACCCAGAGTACGGTAAGCCTACTGGTCAAGCATTACGTGCTAAAGAAATTAAAGAACTTTATACATGGTGGACAACTACATATCGTAATCGTCCAGACCCACATGATGCCAGTGGCTGGAGTGATTATTGTGAAAGTTTACGCAATAAGTTTGGTACAAACTGGATTGGTAGATCCGATAGAGATACTGCAAGTAAAAAAGCAGGTGATAAGGCTATGAAACTATTAGACAAGATTGAAAAAGCCTACGAAAAAGAAGATGAACAAATGATGATCCGTTTGATTAAAATTCGTGATAGCTTGTGGACATGATATGCGTAAATATATAACCAATAAATTTAATGATGTATTTCTTCCGTACGAGGAAGGGATGATTGAATGGCTTATTGAAAATTATCCTCATAGTCAATATCGTGTAGTGGAGGTAGTATGAGAAAGCTAATCAAAGAACTTGAACCTCAATGTTGGGAGATGACTGAATTTGGTCTTAGGTTTGACTACGAAAAATATGCTGAATTGATTATTAAAGAATGTGCTACTGCGGTAGCCAAAGCCAATAATCCACTTGGACGTAGTATTGATAAACTATTTGAAATGCACTTTGATAAATGATTAATCTAAACTTTAACCTTGCTAATCCATGGAGCGACACATGGACTATCCTTTGGAACAAAAGCAGTTTGTTAGGAAAACACAAAGGATGGGAATTTAACGGGTATCGTACAAACTATATCGTTAATATAGAGTTTCATTTCAAGCCCGTAGGTGATCACGGAGGTGTTAGAGTCATGCTTGGACTGTTTGGTTTTTCTTCTGAACTACACTTCTATGATACCCGTCATTGGGATTATGAAAATAAAACTTGGAGCACATATGCGTAACCAAGCAGAATACTTTAAAGAGAATCGGCATGTAGCTAAATATGAATTTGGTCAACGAATCTTTGGATACTGGAATAGTATTCCATTCATTGGTACAATCGGTAACGATACTGTAATCAATGAAACTGTTGGACCACAGTTTAGCATCCATTTAGATTTACCGATTCGCTTTGAGAATACTACCTATAATGTTATAGTAGATAAACAAAGTAATTTTAAAAAGATTACAAAACTAATAGAAATGGAAGAGGAAAATGTCAAAACCACTAATCGCAAAACCCGTCGTTAAAAATCAATTCTGGATTGTTACTGATGGTAAAGAAAAAGTAGGAAATGTAATTGCTGATGGGTCTGGCTTTGAGGTTAAACTCAATGGTAATAAAACTCATTTCAAAAATACAAATTCTATTCAAAAGCAAACTAATATTGAATTTCAAACTATTAAGATAGATAAGAACAAAAAAGAAATACCCTTCAATGAATATCCCACTACAAAGAAGGTATTCAACTCTATACTTGATATCAAACGCAAGGTTCATCTATTTACAAAGACCCAGAAAAGCAAGTGTTTTCATGCTGCTGGCTGGTATGTTTTGTATCAGGGTGACGAACCCGCTGTAACATTTTGCCCTAAATACATCTTTATCCAGCGTTATGAGTATCTAGGTCCGTTCAAAACTGAGGATGAGGCTAAAAAACTGATAAATATCTAATGATTCATATCAAACGGTTTATTGACAGGGTGGCTAGTATTGAAAGTAGACAGGGCAAAGATGTGGTTATTCCATTAAGTGATGCCCGTGGCCTACGTGATGAATTAGCTAAACTATTAGTAGATCACTATGAAAGTACTGAAGGAAAGAAGAATACTTCCGAAGTTATTCAAGTTGAACTAGTCGGAGGTAAATTTTAATGAGTAGAACACAACCAAAAGTATTATTGGAACTTGTAGATAAAAATACATACAAGTGCGACCAAATTGTAGAAGCCAGTGGTATATGGGCTGTATTCTATGATGGCCAACCTATTAACTTAAAGTCACAGCATTATCAGGATCCAGACGCTACTCCTAAGTATAAGAAAACAAGTTTCAGTAATCCTGGACATGCACGTAATCTTTGTCGCAAATTAAACACACAATTCAAAACAGATAAATTCACTGTTGTGTTTATGAATAATGGTACTACAGTGTACCCAGATGAGTGATAGAAAAAAACTAAAATACACTATCACTAGAGCAGTTATGGATCAACTGCCTAGTAACAATATACCAATTGAAACAATCATAAGTGATTGGTGGTTCACCAAATCAGGTGATAGCCTGCGCCTGACGCCACAGGGCGATATAAAATTCAAAGAAGCACAGATAGAATATTTTGACCTACCTGTCAAAGTTAAGAAAACTAATTGGTATAAGTTTTTAACTGAATGTAATAAAAAAATTAAATGTCCATATTACTTTAGTGTAAATAAAGGTGGAGAAACAAAAGAACCTTTCATTAGATTGTATGATAGTAAGATAGCAATGATGCTAGCACTATATGGTGATATAGAAAGTTATTTGGAATCAGTGAGGATAAGAAATTGAGAAGTATAACAGTAAACATTAATGATGTTGATTGCAAGTTGAACTGGATTAACATACCTGAATTAATCAAATACGCAAGTTTGCAAATTTGTCCCTTTAATACTGATGAAGATATTTTTTTAAAAGACTATGAAAACGCACAAAAGGGATTTGTAGATAAAATACTAAATTTCATTCCTGATTTAGATAAAACAAAAGTTAAAAAAATAATATCAGTTGGTTCTGGCATTGGCACAACTGAGTTATTATTATTGCAGTACTTTAATAATGCCGAAATATTTTTGATAGACAAAGAAGAAATATCCAGACCAGAATTAATCCCGGACGGTGAATTAACTGCTGAAGTTTACCGGGACCGAAGCAACCCTAGAGGATTCTACAATTCATGGGACGTAACTAAAGATGCAATACAATCTTCAAATCTTGATCAAACAAAAATTCATTTTTTAAATCCCGATGATATATGGCCCGACAATGTAGATTTGATAATTTCAAATTTTTCTTGGTGCTGGGCATATCTCAAAGAAGTTTATTGGGAAAGAGCATTAAGAAGTTTAAACATGGGCGGTGCATTGTTGCTGGATATTTATAGATTACCTGATCAAGATGTTGAAAAAGAAATATCCGATGAGTTAGGCAGTCAACCTTTAAAAATAAAATATTTCAACACAAAGACGCATATTTTCAAAGGTATAAGAGATAAAAATGGGACTGCTGAAGATTATTTTGTGAAATTTTTCAATCCCGACCAAAATGGTAATTACGGTGGAACATATTCATGGATAAGGAGAAAATAAAATGACAGAAGAAAAGAAAAGTAAAAACCCATTCATTGCAATGGCACAAGAAGCTAAAAAGAAAAATGCACTAGCACATCCTGGATTAGGCAAGGCTCCTAAGAGTCAAGGTCCTAAAGCAAACACTAAGGGATTTGGTGGGGCAAATGTTACACGTAGAGCGGGTCGCGGTGGTTAATACCACTCACCTTCATTACGCATACGTTTAATAAAAGACAAGTAATTACTACATACACCGAAACAACGT